GTATGTAACGAACCCTGGCCGCAAGCACGCCTTCATATGCAAACTGGTTGGGAAGAAGTGGGAGTGCCAAGGCGAATCGTTTTCAGGCGGCCCTTACGTAGTAGACGACTTGGAGGACCTTGACAAATATGAGACCCATCCGCTGCACAGGGTTAGAGTCAGCCGCGTCCATTGATTGCGAAAGCGCGTCTAAGCGACTGAGAATGCTGGATGGGCATGTCGCGGTCGAGATTCTGCCAAGGCCGAAGGAAACGGATGGGGGAATCATTCTCACGGGCCTCGAAAGCAGGCGGAAGCGCCCCTGTGTGGGCGTTGTTTTGGCTTGCGGACGGCTTTACCCTCCCCATAAGCTCCATAAACGCAACCAGTGCGCTGAAGTCCGGGGAAAACCTATCCCGTTCGGGGATGGGTTCCTTGTGCCGGGAGATATTGTGCTCGTGCATCCCGACGACGGCAAGCGCATGGATCGTTTCGAGCTTGACGGGTATAAGCCCCAAGAGGGGAGCGAGGTTCGTCTGTATGGTATTGTGTGCCCATACAGGGCAAGTGGAGTAGCGAGGGGCCGTCCCACTGATGTACCTTGGCATGAGAGCGTAGTAGCTGTGAGAGATGCGAAGATGGACAGATTCAGACCGCTCGGTGATAACGTTTTGGTTGAACTTCCAGAAAAGGAAGGTAAGACGAAAAGTGGGATTGAACTTCCCGATTCCATGAAGAGACGGATGGAGGATTCTGCCTATGTTGTTGCGGTTGGCGAGTATGTGGAAGATGTTTTTCCAGGAGACAAGGTGCTCTACGAAAGGAGAGCCTTGCTCCCAATTGAAGAAAAGGGGTCGGAACGCCTAGCGTTCATTGACATCGGGGGCATTTACGGAGTCCTGACATAGCCTACGCTTTAGCCACAGAACCGGAATCCACACTTCTCAAGTTGTCTGAGGAAGACCGCAGGGATTGGAACGCCAAGATTGGCGACATGATCCAGACGGCGCGGGATGCGAGAGGCGAGTTGGTTGAAAGATGGCGTCAGATTGACGATGCAGCGGCAAACAGGCCAGTCCAGAGCCTTGCAAAGCCTTGGCCGACTGCTCCTTGGTACCACTTCCCCGTTGTTGGCCCCAAGATCGACATGGGGACGGCTTTCATCGCTGGCCCCTTGTCCAAGGTCGATCCTTATGTCAACGTGCGCTCAGGCGGTCCTACGGGGCAAAGAGCGGACATGATCGAGAGAGCCTTGCAGCTTCACTATGCGAAGGCTAAGTATCCCTTGCAGATTCAGGTGGGCCTCGATGTGATGCAAAGGCGGGGCAATTCGGTTCTTAGGGCTACGTACATGCCTTCGGGGTTTTGGCCTAACGGCAGGACTAGGTACCCGTATCTCAAGATCGACTCGGCTGATCCGCTTCACTTCATTGTGTTCCCGACGTTCGTTGCAACTCTCGATCAGACGGTTTTGCACGGGCATTTGTCCGATCAGACGGTGGACCAGATTCGCAAGAAGAAGGAATCTGGCGAATACTACGAATCAGTCAAGATCGAATCTGGTTCAGCTACGCCTGACGAGCTTGACGAACGAATTGCTCAAGATCGAAGTGGTACTTCCCCAGACAGGAAGTTTGAGAAGGTCCGGTACTACGAACTCTATTCGACTCTCGATTTTGACGGCAACGGGGAGGAGAAGTTATGGCTTGTCCATTATGCTTGGGATGACAGGCAGCTTCTTTCTATCAAGCCTTGGAAATATCGAAAGAGCCCATGTGTAGATTTTTTCCTGCATCAAGAGTACAACCGCTGGTACCGGGAGAAGTGCCGAGGTGCGAATCTGTTAGGCCCTCAGTATTTTGCTAACGATATGCGGAACCTGACGGTGTGGCTGTCCATGTGGACGGCCATGAAGCCGATGTTCGCTGAGAATTGGAGCCTGCCGGATGACGTAATCCAGGCTCAGCCCGCGATGGTGTATCCGATTGAGAGGGGTGGGCAGGTATTCACCCCGCAAGGCCAGGTGGATCTAGCCGCGTTCCCGTCCCTTATTCAGATGGCAAGGGACGACGCCGACATTGCGGGCAAGATGTCGGCCAATGCTTCTGGTGTAGCTCTTGCAGGGGGGCGAAGGTCCGCAACCGAAGTCAATAGGGTAGCGGCTGGCCAGGACGCAGGTGTTGACACCGATACGCTCAATGCGGGGTTCGGGCTTTCCGAGATGGCGGAATACGTGGTGGGCGATCTGCTGTACGAGCATTTCGAGGACTGGTACCCGTGGTATGCGGACGCGCTTCCCCAAGGGTTGACGAAGCGAGACTTCGATATGCCGTATTGGTACGAGGCGCAGGGCGAAGTCGTCAATGCCACGCCAGAAGCGATGATGCAGCAAGTGGCGCTGATGGCCCAGAGCTTGCAATCGTTGGCGATGATGGACCCGACGATCCTTCAGCGGTATCCCGACTTGATTCCGGGGCTACTTAGAGCCGCGACGGAAACGCTGACACTCAACCAAAAGGATTCCCTGCTTCCTTCAATAGACGAAGAGAAGCAGCAGCAACAGGAGATGATGTATGCAAACGCCCTCGCAGGAGGAATGGGAGAAGTTCTTTCTCTCCCCATGTTGGGCGGCGATGGCGGCATGGTGGGGCAAGAAGGCTAAGGATATGCATAAATCTTGTTCTAACAGAACCACCATGCCATTCGACAAGATCGCTTACGGAGAAGATCGTGGCGCGGCAAGAGTTTTAGAGGAGATTTCCCAGATTGGGTATCCTGCAAAAGTGATTGCCGCTGCAACCAAGATCGCCAAGGAGACAGAAGATGCCTAAAGAGAACGAGCACGCCCAAGACACAACGGTAGCCGAAGAGGTTGTTGAAACCGAGGAAGAGGGCGTTGCCGAAGAGGTTGTCGAAGTCAAGGAAGGGGTTGCTTCCGAAGAGGGGATGACCTACGAGGCGGCGCTTGACCAAATCGCCAAAGACAACCCGGAACTTGTCAAACAGTATGCTAGGCAACTTGGATTCGTCAAGGACGAAGAGGATGCGCCCGAAACATCGGAGGACGATCTCGACTTCGAGGATCGTGCCGCGCTTCGGGTGACCCGCAGGATGTCCGCCATTGATTCGATGCTTGCCGATGCCAGGGCAAAGGAACCTGACGCTCCCGCCGAGTTGTGGGAAGAGGCAAAACGCCAGCTTCAGTCTTCGAATTACACGGCAGACCAGATGGAGAAGATCAGGAAGTCCGGTGCGTTCATTCGCCAGATTGGGGGCGCAATGCGAGAGTTGGAGCGTTCTGGAAAGGTCAAGCCAAAGGCGAAATCCGCTCCTGCGGTGGCTCCGATCAACCAACAGACTAAAGAGGGCAGTTCCGTCACCGCTGAACAACGTGTGCGAATCGAGAAGATTGCAAGCCAGATTGGGGCCGACCCGAAACAGTACGAAGCCGACTATTTGCGGCACATGAAGGTGGAGAAGAAATAATGGAAGGTTCAGCCTACAGAGAGCAAACCAGGATGCCAAGAGACATCCAGCGAGCCAGGGAAGCCAAGCAAGCAGAATCCTTGCGTGAAGACGAGTACGAGTATCGCGAGGTCCAGACGGAGGAGCCCGCGCTCAAGGGCGCTTACAACCCCAATGGGCCGGCCGCACAGCGGGCGAAGGGTTGGGAGATTTGCGAAACCGACCCTGCCGTTACGGGCCACGAGCTCAAGGTTATCATGCGAAAGCCAAAACATAGGCATTTGGCAGATACGGCTCCGCAACGGGCCAAGAGCGAGCGGCCAAGGCCGAACCAGACCATGACGATTGGAACGGATATTCGGGAAGGGATCACGGTGTACGAAGGCGCACTCTCACTCTCGGACATTTCTGGCCTCGATGTGGACGATAGGGGCGACATCGTAGAGCGAGACGGCGGACAAGTTTCGATGGAGAACTCCGTCGAAGGCGCTTACGACACTCATGCAGACGACTCTAAACTCAGAAATGCAGTGGAAGCGGCTGCGGAAAGCGTAGATTTGGTTATGAGCCTTCCTTAGCGGAAGGTTTCAGCTAGAGCGGCTCACAGGGTACGGGGGCAAGGCAGACTAGGAAATTGGCATTCTATGGTTTCACAGAAGTCCAGCCTTGGATTGGCAACCATGTTCGGAAGGAAATCTATACTGCGGGCGCCGCCATCTCTGAAGGCGACATCTGCATTATGCAGTCCGACGGAAAGGTTGACCCCCACGGCGGGACCACGATGGACACGAGCACGGATGGCCAAGGGATCATTGGGGTGGCTTGTCACGATGCGGCTGCTGACCTTGACGCGGTAGAGATCGCTTTGCTTGAGGGCGTAGCCCTTGTGCTTCCGACCTATACGACCGCTCCGACGCTTGCGATCCTTGGCGTGGCTCAGACGACTCTCTACGGAGGGTATCTCGACTCTAGTGTCTATAAGATCGACCTTGGCAATACGACCAACGGCCTCTTTAGATTCATCAACTTCACATGGCCGGATTCAAGGCCGCTCGGAGCCACCGCCACGGGTCTTCGTCCCAAGCAGTCCGGTTGGGCTGCGGGGGACCGGGTTCTGTGCCGGATTCCGCTCAATCTTCTCTTCACTGTCGGTTAAGGGTACGGGGGAACAAAAGGAGTAAAAAATGATTTCTGAACACACTTTGGGCCTCATCAAAGCCGGAATCGACGGAGTTCTGAAGATTCAGGTGAAGAAGGGCCGAGATTACTACTCGAAGATCGCTCCCACGATCAAGCCGGGTAGCAAAGAGGGCTACTACCGAAACGTCATCTCGACGGGCTTCAAAGTCTTGGAGGCTACGTCTCCGGGGTCTAACGTGCCGTCCGACGTGAAGCTGAAGCTCTACGACACGAACTATTGGCCCATTCGTTTTGCGAAGGCATACGTTTGGGACATCGACGCGGAAGAGGACGACATGTACGGCGAGATCGGAAACATCTCCAAGGATGCGATGATCGCCGCCATGCGGACCGTGAACAAGGAAGTGGCGGAAGTTCTGAACAAAGCGTTCACTTCCGGTTACACCATCTATGACGGGCAGGTGTTCGCTTCGACGGCGCACACGTCCGCTACGGGTGTAGCGACACGGGCCAACCGCCCTTCGACCTTAAAGACGTTTGGTTCTATCACGCTTGAGGAAGAGCTTGCTGCGCATTGGGACCTTCTGGACCCGAGAGGCGAGACGCTTGAGCAGGAAGGCAACGTCAAGATTCACATAGGCAACACCCTGTTTCCGCAAGTGACGAGGGTTCTCGATGCTTCCGGCCTTGCCGAGAGCCCGGACAACGATCCGAACTTCGCGGGCCGATACGTCACGGCTTGTCGAAACCCATACATGACTTCCACAACCATGTGGGCGCTTCAAAATGCGGATGAGGACGAGCACGGCGTTCGCTGGATCGACTGGGGCGGTGTGAAGGTAGTCAATCTTCCTGCCGACCGAACGCTTCAGAAGAGCATCGTGGTCTATCGGCGTGGTG